AACTTCAGTCCACCGCGATCTACAGCCTCTTTACCTAGTGCCTTAGGGATAACCTTTCCCAATCCCTTAGCGGCCACCTTGCCACTAACCTTAGCCCCTGCACCAGCCCCAAGGGTTAAATAGGTAGTAGGGTCCAAAAGCACATCAGCCGCGAATCCGAGAGTGGAACGTAGTTTACCACGCTCCATCCCCGATTGCTCAAGCACATCTCCGTAGGAAGTTTTATCCTCACCGCTTAATCCTCGATACGCAGAACTTGCGACATCCCCTAACGAATCATCTTTGCCATCCGCCAATGTTTTTGCCACATTAGCAGAGGCGTATTGGCCGCGAGAGATAACATCGAGGATGTCTCCTAGTAATCCTGTATCTTGTGGCGTGTTGAGCTTCCGCTCAATCCAATTCCTGTCATCACCTTCGCCCGGAATAGGTAACGACCTTGATCTAAGTGCAGAGGTTTTGTTATTAACCTCTGTTCTCATGGATTTCTGAGCAGTCGAAAAATCATCTTCCTCCAAAAGAGAACCGGGGTCCTTTAGCCATTTTGTTTTAGATTGAGTGCTATTGCTTAACCAAGCCACGGCAACGCCCCCTTAATACTACCACTGCTTAAATGCCGAATTAGTTATTCCATCAGCCTGACTCTCGGCCTTCCTCTTTTGTGACTGAAGCCAATTCATGAGAAAGCTGTTGTCGTAGTTCCTGAGCTTTGCCGTACCATCACCTTGATATACACCCAAGTCCTCTACTAGATCATCAATAGTCGCCCCTTCAGCCAATGCGCCTTTCATCTGATTCATCATACTGTTGGTGGCGGCATCGCTAAACGGTTCTGGCTTTTTGGTTTTCAATGGAGCTATCTTTACATTTTTTAAGATAGATGGCACGTAATTTTGTGTTTCACCAGGCAAGTATTGAGATACAGCAGACCAATCCCTACTACCAGCCTTACTAATAGCATTGTCAACCGCACCAGGCCCAGCATTATAGGCAGCTAAAGCCAACTCATTATTCCCGTATTTCTGCAATTGCTGACTAAGGTATTTTGTCCCGCCCATAATATTCTGGTCTGTGCTATAAGGGTCCGTAACCCCTAATTCCCTAGCTGTATTAGGCATGAGTTGCATTAACCCTTGCGCACCTGCTGAACTATCAGGCCCCCCGGCATTACCTCCGCTCTCCTGATTAATGACCGCACTGATAAGCCCAGGAGATATATTAAACTGTTGAGCGTATTTATTTATGGATGATGAGTACTCACCCGTGCTTGCGCCACCTCCACTACTAGGCCACTCCCCGGTAACATTCAGCTCGTTGACATTGGCATTTTGTTGGGATATCTTACGGCTTTCCGCGTCATTATAATTATTAGAATCAAGGGTTGCTTTCCACTGAGCATTCTTAATGGCATCAACAGTTTTTTCGTAGGTGTCTTGACCCTTGTAATTAGCCATCATTTTACCGACATCGTATTCATTGGAAAAGTTATCTTGACTAATAGTATGGTCGAGAGTATCTTGCTTGTACTTATTGGTTATTGAATCCTGGTTCTGCTCATGCCCAAACTTTCTTTCCCCCAATGAGTTTGCAACAGCATCCTGAATTTGCTTCTGCTCCATAGTAAGTCTATCCATGGACGGCCTCCCCCTCTCGGAGTCAGGACGAGGAGCGTTATTGGCGGTTATTACAGCCTTCATTTGTGCCGCTATATCGTTTGTCTCAAATGGAGATTGGTTACTTTTTTGGAAAGAGTCGAATGCCCTAGATGTACCCTCGGCATCATCCCCGAACACTCTCGTCACGGAGGGACCAAGCATTTCGTCTGTAATGCCCGTCCCTACGCCGCCCAAGAATATATCATTATCTCCAAGTTTGGTTTGCCCAGGAACATAAAGCTGGACTCCCTTTTCCTTATTTTTCTCGTAATCGGCCTGTAAGCCATATACAGCCATACGTTATCATCCTTTCCTTGATCAACTCCTAGCCTTTATAGTAACCCCTGCTACCATTTGGATTAGTCCATGAGTAACTTCCGTCAGAGCTGCGCGTCACATTGGTTACACTGGGGTGTAGATTAGAGATAGATGACGGAAGTTGCACGCTTGAATTGCTATTCGCATGGGGAACATCATACCTTTCTCCCGTTATTGGATTAAAGGCAGCGAATCCATCAAATTTATTCCAATCCATTTGGTTTGTAAATCCACTCTGCTTCCTCTTCTCCTCAAATTCCTTCTCCCACTGCTTCAACTTCTCTGCAAACTCATACTGTTCATTCCCCTGCGTTCTCGATGCAAGCGTAGGAACCCCGTAATAATCATACGCTCCTCTTCCGCTATCAACCGTCTTGTTATCTGCAGTTATATGAGTCACCTTGCCACCCTGAGCGTTATACGGATTACCCGGTCTACTGATAGGCTGTGTAGTTTCTGACGCAGCCCTAATAGTATTCGCCTGTTGTGCTATCGCAGGGTCTTGGATCGGAGCAGAACCACTTATATTCGTCCCAATCGGATAACCTGCTTGCTGATTCTGCCCGGAGGTTCCCTGTATAGGTGTACCATCCGTATAGTATCCCGGCCTATTCGGATCAATCGTAGGCATAGTTAATCATCCTTCCTTATGATTCCTTATAAGTTGGTATCCCGTCTATGTCTCCCGTCTTCCTGTATCCTCTAGGCACAACGCCAGAACCTATCTGATCGGAATACATAGGGACATAATACTTCTTACCATGCGAGCTATAACTTAGGCGATAGCCAACTAATGTGTCCCCGTTAGCATTCTTAGAAGGAGCAACATGGTCCGGTCCTACCACGGGGTAATTGTTCCATCTAGTTCCTGACTTATCTGTCGTTGTCCCATTCATATCAGGGGTTATATTCCCTGAATCGTCAATCACATCACCGACCTGATCCTCAACAACAGGGTCTGTTACATCTACAGGTACAACGCTAATTGTTCCATCAGGATTTACAACAACCCTATCCGTTCCAGAGCTAATGTCGCCCGGGTAATTACCTGTCGTATTCCCGACTGCAATGCCGTTGTTAAACTCTTGTTGGTCAATGGTAGCATTGTAATTGAGTGCCCATTGCTGTAACCCCGAATAGTATTCTGCCGTACTCAGCCCCATTTGAGCCGCGAACTGACTAGCATTCTGTGCTAATCCTGCAGCAGCCAAGGAATTTTGTGCCCCGTTCTGCGCTATCTCTGCCGCCAATTGTTGTTGAGACATGCCAAGCGATTGAGCGAATTGCGAGGACTGGTTGTTAATAGATTGTTGCGCCTGTCCAGAGGTCACTAGCCACTGATTATCCGCTACTGCATCTCTGCCATATTGATAAGACGCCTTGTTATAGTCAACTGCAGCCTGAGCCTGAGCAGCGACTATCTTATCTGCAAAACTTGCGTCAAGTTGTTGTCCTGCAAGATTATTGGCATTGATATTATTAGCAGTATTAGAGTTGTTGGCCAATTGTTGTGTTGCTGATTCTCCCGATTGCAGTAACCCCATTTGGGATAAAGCATTGCGAATATGTTGAGCATTCACCATTCCTGTCGATGATGCTGCATTATTCGCCGTTTCCGTTTGCCCCGGTATCTTAGACCTCTCAGTATTAAGCGTCCCAACCTGCGAAGCTAATTGCCCTTCCATCGTGGACTTCAGGTCTGCGAGTGCTTGAGTCTGACGTACCCTTATCGCCTCCGCTTCAGCTTGCCTAGTTGCTGCTGCTGCCGCCTCTCTTGCTGCCGCCGCCTCTGTTTGTTGGTTGGACGATGCCTGCATAGCCGCTATAGCCGCCTGTATTTGAGCAGCGTAATCAACAGTTGGGGTTACAGGGGGTATTACCTCAGGAGTGGTAGCAGGAGGGGTAGTTGCTGGTGTTTCTGGGGTTACGGGCGGAGTAGTCGGAGAAGTAGTATTTGGATTAGCTGTAGGTTCGGGTGATGCAGGGTTATTAGGATTGGGTAATGCGTTAAACCTAGTGGCACCTGTAAGGGGGTCGGGTGATGCAGGGTTATTAGGATTGGGTAATGCGTTCGATGGAGTAGTATATAAACTCTTTTGCGAATCTGTCTGAGCAGCCGCGATGCTTGCTCTCCTTATCTCTTCTGCTGTTGCCATTTCATACCTCCTTTATGAGAAACAGACAAAAGTAATAGAGCCTTTCAGCCCTTGGTTTTGACTGTTATTATTTTGATTGGTGTGTCGTATAATGCGTCTACTGTCTACTAAGCAGCAATTGGTTTAGCTGCCAATAATGACGTTAACTCGTTGTACTGGTCTTGGCTTATGCGATCATTGAGCAAGAATACATCCAATTTTGTTTGCATTTCATCCTTTTGTGCTTGGGTTGTGTATGTGGTATTTGTAATTACTTTTTTGCAATAAGTGTACGTCATTTTACATTCCTCCAAGTATTTTATAGTCCTAGTTCAAGCATACATAGTCTAAAGTCTAGGTCTAATAAATAATCCAACTCGGTTGGCTCCTGTGGTGGCAACGGGTTTTCCTGCTTCCATTGCTCCATCGTTTTAGTAACAGTTATTACTGTTGCAACTCCTTCTTCATCCACCGTTATGCTACACTCGTAGGCAGAGTTTATTTCTTCTACAAGCAAATCGGGGATAAAGATAACTTGTTCATCATTTGCAAGTATTAAATTAGGAAAAATATTTGAGCATCGAAACATATAGTGACTGCGAATTTCTTCCCCCGATATGCTATTAATAACTGTATACACTTTATCCCTCCTTATCCCATCGCTACATAATAATAAGTTTTACCACTTGCATTAGCGTAATCAGTCGTTCCGACAATAAAGCCTCCTGTTGTTAACTTTACATTTGTCGTTACTTCATGATAACCACTAAAGTTTTCATGCACTACTGCATATGTTGCATTGGTTATTGTCCATTCGTTTCTGGTATCTGTTTGTTCGGTTATGATTACTAATTTAGGAGTAAACCCTACCGAAATTGTTCTCCCGCCTGTAGCATTGCCCGTATAACTTCCTGATACGATAGACGCCTTTAAGCTAATGTCTACTGGTAAATTACTAACGATTTGAAAGTTTGTTCCGTCATAAATCACACTAATTATTTGCCCCGCTACAATATCTCCTGTCACTAAATCAGTGACAACATTCTTTTTGATTGCTTTTGCGCCCCTTGAATTGACGTTTAGGGTACACGCCCCAGTGTTTGCCGTTGGGCATAAGACTTGAAATATTTGCCCTGCTACATAAGCCGTTATGGCTGGATCGGGAGTTATCGCATAATCGTCTGTACTGCCAGCATCTACTGCGTAATGATGCGCATAATCCGCCTGATGTATAGCAAGGGAATCGGCATTCCCCTTGACGGTTTCGGTTGTTCTCCCTACCCCTGCCAAATCATCTAACTCAGCCTGAGTAGCAACATCCGCCGCAACCTTAGCCGCCGTCACTGACCCATCAGCATACTTAATCGTAGATAATGAACCATCAGGTATTGCCCCCAATACTGCGGCAACAATTTGAGCGTACAGCCAGTCTGTCCTATCTCTTACATTTGTTCCACTACCTGCTATGGTTTCGGGTATGCCGGTATTGTCAGCGCCACTAGCATCGCTCGTTGTGGCGTTAAGGAGATTAGCGACTGCATTTAAGGCTACCCTCAACTCTTCTCCCCGAGCGTTCATGTATTCCTTCGTCTGAGCAGGAGTCCAATTCGGATAATCGGACTGCGCTTCAAAATCAAAAGTGAAAGTATCCTTTGTTGGGAATGCCATTATCGCACCTCGCTTCCTTGGTCGTACTGCACATTGAGAGAAATAACGCTCATCCCCTCATCAAGTACATTATTGGAAAATCTAAATTGAAAATAGTTAGCTCGTTTTGACATTCGTTTTCTCTTCAGTACAGGGAAGAATGATGTGTTGAATGTGAAGTTAACAAAACAGAAGCCAACAAAACTAAATGCGCTCGTCTGCATGGATAATACGACATCGCTATTGCTTTTGCGAGAACGGAATGAGACGAGCGTTGATCCCCTGCTCATTGGCTTGGCGAGTAGACCTATCCTATTAATCACCTTAACCATGTTTGGTGTTCCAGCGCATTCCTCTCGCAAGTCATACCATGCGTCAATCGCTACACCATCATCATTTGCGATTAATGGGTCGAATTGATAGACGATGCCATCTGTGTTACTTCCGAAGCAGAGTGTGTTGTCGATTACAGCAAAGCATGATGCGGGAATGTTCGTGTCGAATAGCCATGCGTTGAGTTTGTAGTCCCATACGTAGCAGACATCATTAATGTAGAGTCCGTAATACCCATCATGGTTATAGGATATAGCGTTCGTTAGATTACCTTCCATGAGGATACCTAAGTCTGTTCTGCCTGAACCTGACTTATTTACTAGGTCGCTAATGTCGTTTATGGATAAGCGATTATTGACAGTAGTATCCGATAGGACTTGCATTACTCCATTGCTCGTAGAGGCGCATATGACAGCGTTGTTGACCTCTTGGATAGAACCCGGTATGTCGCTACCCTTTTCAAGATTGATGTCAGCATAGGGGAATATGGGGTAGGATGTGCCATCTGCATAGGAGAGGTATCCATGACCCTTGCTGTGCGAAACATAGAGTAGGTCGAAGATATGCGCTAGTCCTGCGACATTGCCCGGTACTTTTTGCACTGCATCATCAGGGAAATAGTCGGCGTTGTAGTTTTCTCCGTAAAGGCGAGAGTGCCATATTAAGTCAGCATAGTTTGGGTTGCCGGAGAAGAATACTGTCGCTTCTGATTTGCCTCCGTAAACTTCGGCCTTAGTGCAATTAAGGATTAGTGCAGGGGTGGTGAGCGATGCCTTGAACGCTGTGATTATGACGTTATCTATTCCGATAGCAGGAGCGATATTGAAAGTAACCACTCCTGTTGTACGGTTGACTGTGAAGTTTGTTGTTTCGACCATGGATACGCCGTTGACTATGGCTGTTATGGCTGTTGCGTCGAGAGAGGTGTATGGGAGGGTGTAGGCTGTTGCCGTGCCTGTTGCGGAGAATGAGGTACGGAAGCCAGGGGAGATAATATTGAAAGATTCGCGTGGGGTACCATAGTTTGGGGAACCCGTTGGTGAACGACCGATGAGGACTAGGGGGATGTAGCCGACGACATCAGCACAGGTAGTACCGTTAAAGGACAGGTAGTTGGTGCCGTTGTGTATATACAGGGTGTCGGATAGGATAAAAAAATGAGCCTTAGCGTTTGCTAGGCCTGCCTTGAGTTCGACTGGTTGGTTATTGAGCTCCTGGGTGTAAAGTTTTGTGCCCCATGCGATTAGGCGAAATTTTGTTCCAGATGCCTTGACGTAGGGGGATATTCCGTTGATGGAACCTGTGCCAAGGGAAGTGGGGTATAGGCGGGAATAGCCTGGTCTTTTACCGATTGTACCGTCACGGACGCGGACGTTTTGGCACTCAGGCGTTTTATTTATTGCCAAAAGACTAGGATTTGACCTGTAGTCTAGTCCACCTGAAAAGTCAGAGTAGGTTAACTCGCGAGAAGTCGAAGCGAACTTGGGGATCTTTATCTGCAATTCATCACCTCCATTTTCGCATAAGAAAAGCACCCTATAAGAGTGCTAATTGTTGAATATGAGTATCTTTTTCGTAGTGCAAAAAGGTTAGTATTTTACGTTCACGCCGTTTTGAATAATGTTTAAACTTTGGATACCATTCAAAAAATGACTTTGTACCCTTTGAGCTATTGCAAGATTGGCAAGCGCACAGGATGTTGTTGTGGGAATATTCCCCGTCTCTTATTACTGGTAAAAAATGTTCTTGAGCAAGAGGTTTAGATTCACCGCAATAACAACATTTGTTGTCGAAGCTTAATTTTATGCTATCCCATTGCGAGATAGTTAATGTACTGGGTAATTCGCGTATTCTGACCCTTCTGCCATGATGATAGAAGCGAATTTTCTCCCTGTTCTCAATAAAATAGGCTCTTCGCTTAGATAAATATAATTCTGGATTTTCCTCGAACTTCATTCTCCTCTTAAACGCAATAATCTTTTCATTTTTCATGCGATATATCTTAGCTGTTTTAGATATTGACTCTTTGTGGGAATCGTAGTATTCCTTACCCTTTTTGACTATATACTCTTTATTGGCTTCCCTCCATAACCTAGAGCGATTTAAGTATATTTCCCTCTTCTCGATGCGCTGAATCGTTATGCGTTCTTTATTTCTGTAGTAATATTCCCTCCCCCAATTACGCATTCTGTCCTTGTGTTCCGAATAATACATTTTTGAGCGAACAATAAACTTTTCCTGATTGTTTTGATAATTCTTGGCCTTTTGTTTAGATATACAACCCTTGCAAAGACTTCTAAATTTATCGCTCCGCGCTCTTAGTTGAAAATACTCAATCGTCTCTGGGAATTCAATACCACACGCCGTGCATATCCTATGATCTTTCTTGGCAACAGGCTTATAAGGCTTAGATTTGGCATGTTTAATTTTTTCACATTCTTTACATGAAGACCGCAACCTTCCATTACGATCGCCAGCTGAATGAAAATGTATCCTATCTGCCGGTAATTCCTGTTTACAAGTTGAACATCTCTTCATTTCAGACATAAAAAACAACCCTTCCTATAAGGTTTTTTCCTAGCCATTTCGTAGCGCGGGGGACTAGGAAATCCCCCATAGCAAGGTAGCTACTCCCTACTATTCGCTACTTATATTATACCACTTTTCAGGCATAATTACCAATTATTGAAGTTCTCAATCGTCCCGTTTTGCTCATCAATTGATGGGCTAGATTCCGTCATAAAGGAATCAAATTGGTTAATAAGCGTCAACCCCTGAGCTTGCTGACCCGTACTAAATAACCAACTTCCGCTTGAAAAATATGCCAAGTACGAATGACTCTCTATAGGGGTTTCCGGAATATCAGAGTCTAACGCTAATGGATTTGGTCTTTTAAAGTAATGAACATCAAAGCTTCCTGAGTAAAAATAGTTCAAAACTAAATTTTTCTTCTCGATACTGTAGTCAATGAGTGTGCTGTGCTCTCTGTCATCTCCGTTAACCACAATCTTATTGAGCGAGATATAATCTGCTGGCAATGGATAATTTATATACGGCTTAAATTTAGGAACATCATCAGCACTCGCAAAGGAATAAAAATACAAAGCTGTTCGGCGTATGTTATAGGGATAATTTCCAGAAAAGCGTATGCGGATATCATTAGATACATTTGATGCAGTGATTAGTCCCTTGTATTCAATAAAGGATGTTATTCCGGTAACTGTAATAGTAGATAGAGTGGTCCACACTCCCGCAATATTTTCCTCGATATAAACTACGCAATCCTTGTCAGCTTCAAAGTAATAACTTTTTGCACTTGTTGCAGTAACCGTGTAATCCTCATCCAAATGCTGAACTAAATTAAAGGAAGAGTACATATTTAATAGATTTGGTATGCTTTTTTGAGTGATGCTATAGACTGCCTCAACTGGTGTAAATTGCAAACTCTTGTAATAACCAGTGTTAATAAAATCAGTCATAGCTAGTCGGGCATCTGCATTGTCAGATAGCGCGACTAGCTGCCCGTCTGCACTGTAGGTATTGGCGAGCTTGTATGCTAAATCCCTTATCTCTCCAAGATTCATCTACACCCCTCCTATTCCTCATACCAGAAGTTGAAGAAGTTGATACTAGCCGTTGCTCCACTACCATTCGTAAATGTGCGAATATACCAAGTGTCAGGATTCAATACCCTCTCGATGTCTGAAGTCCTAACAACAGAACTATTTCCAAATGTAAGGGTTTCAAGATTCAGCGCACCGGTTAAATTAAGGTCCATTGCGGTTTTAATAGCTTGCATTGTTGTAGCAGGTATAGTCCCTACTCGATTGTGATTATACGCCACTAAATCAGTCCCATTAGTAGGGGCATTAGTAGGTGCTTCATAGAAGTCTGTCCTAACATTATTACCTGCCGCATAGAACTCTTTTACCTTGAGGTGAATAATCTTTCCACTCGCTACGGTTGGAGTCTTGAACGCATAGTTTACAGTTGCACCATTTGCTACGGATGCGAATACACCTGAGACAGAAAAGCCCATCTTATCATGGACAGCAGCGTGGTCAGTTGTGATAATAGGTAGTCCGTTTGTTGTTTCATCTAGCTCAATCTCATGTCCTTGTGCATCACTTAATCTTGGCAATGGTATTCCCCCTCTTTGGTGTTACTTTTCGCTTTACTACATTAACTTCTTTCTGCACTAAGCCCTTCGCGATTGGGTTTAGGGATTCGAGAAGTTTTGAGAGTAGGTCGTTTAGAGCATCCTGCTTTGCTGTGTCCTGTCTGCTAATAATGACAGTGAGTAGTTCGTTTGTTTTACGCATCTCTGTGCGAATGTCATAGAGTAGTTGCCGTTCTGTTGTTGATGTGTCGATTTGTGATTCTTGCATAAATCCTCCTAAGAAGAAGAGGGCAATTAAGCCCTCTATAGTGCTGTGTAATAGATTTCATAAGTGCCTACAAGCCCTGCTGTTGCTCCACCAGCTACCATCGAACCTGTTACCCATTTGCCGGATGCAAGGCGTTTAAATGGCTTGCCATTTGTTCCAGCGCTCTCATCGTTGGTGAAGATGCCTGTTGCAGCAGCGATGTCTTTGCCATCAATTAAGGTGTCGCTGGAAGTTGTTGCATTGGTAGCAGTAGTTCCAACATCAATGGAACATGCTCCGGTAGTTTTAGTTGTTACATTTAGGACTACATGAGTTACTAGGATTGCTCCTGCTTCAGGGTTTGCCCATGCGAATATTCCACCGCCTGTATCGACGGCCGCGAGTGCGCCTGTTACTTTCTTTGTGGAACGATTTAGTTCTGCTGCGGTTGCCGTGAGGATTGTGCCGGATTGATAGAGTTGTCCAGCTGTGCCGACTACTGTGACTTCTGCCCCTGGGGTGCCGACTATAAATCCTTCCTTAGTTGCGATTTTATCAAAGTTTGATACTCCCAATATAATTACCTCCTCAAAAAGATAAGGCGAGTATTTCTACCCGCCCGTTAGGATTAGAAGCTTGATGCACCGGAAAGACCGGGTGCAGAACAGAGAATACACTTCCATGAATTACAAGCAGCAGCATAGCGACTGCGGCCGGCCATAATATTTGCATCCGTGGTTTCGTCAATGTAACTCTTGGTTGTTAGTGGAATACGGTCAAGCCAAATGAGGGCTTGATATGCCTCGTTGAATGCAGAGTCCATGAGAATCCACGACTCTTGCCCTACGGTTGTTCCAGCAAGTGCCGTAAGGTAAGGTGAGAAAATAATATTGTACCTTCCAAAGTGTATTGATGCGGCATTGTTAGCGGTGGTGGGGTTCATGTCTGACCCGATTGCCTCAAATACCAATTTCTTAATACTAGCCTTATCGGGGATAATAATTGTGTCAGGTGTACAACTTAAGAGATTGCCATCCTCGTCTTTGAAATAGTGCATCTTTTCTTCTGCATACGACAAGTTATCGTAAGAAAATGCACCGTTATACAAGTTAGACTGTGCAGCAGTACCACCCGTAATGGATGGATGATCAACCGCAAACATCGCCTTGCCATCTGCGCCGGAGATGTCAAAATTCTTTCCTCCAAAACTCATTGTGGTTAAGTTCCCATTGTTGAGAATTCCTGCGCCAAATTGTTCTTTAGTACGATTATGAGAAAGCATGAAAGCAGAAGCGCGACTTTTAACCTTTCCAAACTTAGCGTCTTCAATCATTTCCTGAGTTACGCTAAATTGGTTTTTCCAAGTCATCGGCTCAATTACCTTCGAGTAACCTTCCTGCATGGAGGATTCTGGATACTTGCCATTCTCTCCGGTAGGTAGGAAATTCGAGAGACTCGTCTCGCTTGTATACTTATTGGCGAAATCCTTAGTCTCATCCATGTAAAACACCTTATCAATGATGGACATTTTCTGAAAAGCCTCTTCAGCTTGTTCTAACATCATCTTGATAGGTTCTTGACTTTTTCCATAGATCGAATCATTTACTCCACTTGCTTTACTAAAAATCATGTAAACTCACTCCTTTAAATTTGTGCATAAAAATAGGACCCCTCATTTGAGAAGTCCCTCGTTAATTCAACTAAACTTATCTGCGGAAATAGCCCTTCACGTTGGAAGTAGTCGTCGCCCCATCGGTTGCACTAATCTCAAACACCCCACTGGAACTCGTCCCGGTGCAAAGCAACCCGTCAGTATGCAACGTAACTTTCGTACCGATCAACGTTACGGCTACAGTCGCCATACTCTTTGTAGAAAACTCCAGCAACTCCGTAACCCGAATAACTGGTAAATCTGTAACGGAAGTTGCCTCAGCAGTACGATCACACATTGCAATAAACTCCGGCACTCCGGTTGCAGCACACTTTGTCAATCTTCCAGACGTTTGCGACAACGCTTCACCAAGGGTTGCTCCCTCGTTATCAGTTAAAAGGAAATACTCGAAAGGTGCCTGTGTTCCATTAAGTCCACCAACTACTTTAAAAGCCATCTAAATCCACTCCTTAATTTTTACTCGCTTTATAATGCTTCTTGTACTCATCCATACTCTTACCCGGATTGAACTTCTTGTACATTTCCATGACATCATCGGGAATCCTGACGGTTTCCCCCTCGGACCCCTTGCCATTGCCCCGAACATGTTCCTTAGACTGAAGGTTGTTCAATGTCGCCTGTTTAGCTGCCTCGACTTTTCTCGTCTCAATGTTCTTTCTCTCAACTACGAGATAAGCCTCACTCAGCGTTAACCCGGTACTACCGTTTCTCCATTTGCGCCAAACATCAGGAGGGACATCATCGACTTTTTTTATGTCCGAATACTCCTTTGTCAGCTCGTCAAACGAACTAACGAGGAAGTTGTCCTCCTGTGCCCGAATAGCAGCTTGCTTAAATTCCCTAGCTGCCTGAAGGTCTGGGTGCTCATCTACAAGCTTCTTTACCATGTCGGGATCGATTCCATTAGCAGCATATTCCTCGCGCCTTAGAGCCTCTTCAAACTGAGCAATGTTCTGGATGCCATGCGACTGACCGTACTTCTGTGCTACATCAGCATCGGAATAAACGCCGTACTTCCCGAACTTCTTGGCGATCTGAATATCCCTTTGATGCTGTTCCTTTGTTTCTGCGACAAGACGTTCTGCCGCCTCAGCCTTCCGTCGAAGGTCTGCATAAGCTCTGTCTTGCTCAGGAGTTTGCTTGGGCTTCTCTACCTCAGTTGGCTTATCAGTTGTTCCTTCACTTTGGTCTGTAGTAGACTCTGTGGAATCTGTCGATTGCTCCGAGGTATCCGTAGTTGATTCTGTGGACTCCGTTGATTCACTCGACTCCTGCGATGTAGCGACACCACCGCCTCCGCTATCTACCTCATCCATAAATGGGCGTAAATTCCTAAACTTAATAAACATTGTCAATCTCCTTTTGCGTATCCGTTCGCCAACGTATTGCACTGTCTAATTCCAGTGAGTCAGCCACTACTAGGCAAAGAGAAAAGGTAGCCGAAGTAGCTACCTTATTTCCCGGAACGAAGGTCTTTGCCAGTGACTTTTTTAGGCGCAGCGTTTTTCTTGTCCATGTTGGTAGCCTTGATGTACCCTGCGCTGTTTTGTGGAATCTTCATTTTCTCTGCCATTGTGCTTCACCTCCTTAACTAAAAATGGGCAAAAAATAAGAACCTTCTCGGTTCGTCAGTTGGCATTTCTGTGTTTCTGAAAAGCATCGACTATACCCTTGAAGATATAATCCTTACTTTGTTGCTCAATGGGTAGTTGTTCATAAGGTACTAGACACGGATGAGTTTTCCTTTCCGCGTCCTTCACTTCCCCATAAACCCATCCACCTTCTATTTTTTCCTTTGACCAACTTACATGGCTATCGGATGGTTTCGTATTTTCATTGTCCACATGAAAACTAACCCCATTGATGGCAGATTGTTTTTGCCAATCAGGAGCATCGTCCCAACTCAACTGCGTAAAATCTCCAATACTTTCACAGAACGATTTATTGGCTTCGTGACATATTTTTGCACAAAATTCCTTTTCCCATTTCAACATTGAATTAACACTTCCCTTTCTTCATTCCACTTTTCTTACCTTTTGACATTCCGATCCCGGGCATACTCTTCATTAGCATAATGTCAATCTTGGCCATTTTACCCTTGCCATGCTCTGCCTTTTCTTTAGCAAGAGATTCCTTCTTAGCCTTTGCCATTATTATTGTCCTCCTTGATGAAATTAGTTACCGGATAAAGTACCGCAAATTCCCTAGCACATACATTCATCCATTGTTCGTAGTAGTCTGTTGTTTGGTCTATAAACAACTTTTTAGATGATTCCGGAATAGTCAGGCTATCCAAATTTTGATAAAACGTGTAGATAAATTCAGTTGTTTGGATATGTTTCATTTCATGCAATAGGACATGATACCAATCTTCATTCATATCTATTCCATGCTCATTCAGGCGAATGATAGCGTACTTATAACGCAAGTTACGGTACGCTTCACCACGATTGTCCCACTCACCAGTTTCTTTCTTCATTTCTTGGGACGTTAGAACTTTTATTTCAATATCCCAATCCTGAATACGCATGATTTTTGCAAGCGACTTCACAATTTCTTCAAGTTTTTCTTTTGGAGGTAACAATTGCTATTGCCCTCCTTCTTGCTGTTGACCCTGTTGTTCCATTAACATTTGAACTACCCTCATCTTCTGCTCATCAGTTGCACTCTCAAAAGCTTGCCGTTCTTCTGGACTCATATTCGCTAGAGCCTCCTGTAGAATTTGCATCACCTGTGACTGTGGGTCAATCTGTTCCTGCGGTTGTTGTGCCTCCATAGGCTGTTGTGTGGCTTGTGGTGGCATTTCTTGAGGTTGTTCATTTGCTCCCGACATTGGTGTCGGTTGCAAACCTTGTTGTGGCATCTGTAGTAGCTGCCCCATCTGTTCCGGTTGTCCTCCTTGTGATTTGATCCCCATCTTTCCTAACATTTGAGATTGAGCGTCAGGCATTAGGTCCTCATAGTTAATAGATACCTTAGCTTCCGGCTGTGGTGGTGGTGCCTTCGCCTGTGCTTCGAGTTGCTTATTGATGCTGTCGAGTATCGTTTTAGCATTAGGGAATTTCTGCGCCACAAGTTGGGTCCACAGAACAACGGAGGCGGGGGTTGGGTTATATGCTCCATACTTCAGCATTTCTGTCGCTTGAGAGAATAGCCACATCTTATCCCTCGGTAGTCCTGCGCCTGCATCAGCTTGAAAGATAAAGTCTGTGTTGTAGTAGAGTTCGCCGGCCTTATCGCGAACAAGGAAGGCATACTTGTTGAAATCGCCAAACGAGTCCTGACCGTTAGCATCCTTTGTCACGAATGGTCGAAGCTCATCATAGAAGGCAAGCTTGAACTCGAACATTATTTCGTAGAGTTGCTTGAACGCGGCATACTTATTTGATTCTTTTGAGCGAAGGCGTCCGGATGCCTGTTGTACTTGGATTTGTTTTGCTAGGCCGGATACTGCGGTTGAGTCTGATTTTCCCTGGTATGAGTTTGTGATGCCGAGTGTTGATTGCGCTGCTTTGTATTGCTGTTGAGCAAAGGCAAGGTCATCACCAATGCTTGCAGATAGGTTCTTTACGCCTAATGCCGCGAGTTCTGATTGATTTCCCCTAATAATTCCATATAATTCATTGGATAGGTTGAGTCTATGACCTTCTAATGCAGTAATAACAACGGAACCGCGCATAATCTTTTCTTCGATGGTGGATATTACCTTTTTATAAGCGTCCTGTTGGTCGCGGATAACGTCCACGTCCGATTGTCCACCGAACGCGAAGTTTAGGGGAATGTTTTCGCGAATGATTAGAGGGTAGCGTGTCGGGGTGAAGTATGGAACCTTTGCTCCTACGGGGAGGACTTCGCCGGATGAGAGAGTTACTTCGGTGCCTAGTTCTTCAAACTCTTGGATCTTTCCATTAATGCGTCGAGCGTAGAAGTTCTCCATGTCCTCAAGAATTTGTTCCTCGCACCAAACGAGCTTCGATACTTCTCCATCATCATTCTTATACCAGCAGACAATCTCTGTCACCATGTCAGGGTTGTTGGGCTGAGTGGTGTTGCTGACAATACTAATGTTAGGGAATTGTTCTCCCGAGTTTTCGAGATCCACATCATATCGCTTCTTGATGTAGTTCTTTGTGACTGAGGACAGAATAAAGAAGTAGTCCATGGCTTGCAGGGAGAATACCCCGGGCTGTGGAACGATGCGTTTTGGGTGAACTGATTCTATTTCTAATTCGCCTCGGTAAAGATGATGTTTAAAGTCTGGGTTCCAGCCTACGAGCATAGCAGAGTAGCCCTGCACCGGGGTTATGCGCTCGTTTACATCGTTGATTGCTGTCATGCCAAGTTCTGTTATGTCAGAGGTGAGAGAGTCTTCGATCATCATGGCTTGAGCTTCATAGCCGGGGAGTTTGGTTCGGGCTGAGGGTTGGGGGATTGTGCTGTCAACACCCGTCTCGATGAACTCAAGGACTAGGTTGACGACGTTGTTCGCTTGTTTTCGCTTTCCATTCGATGAACGGGCATTTATATTGCCATCCACTGTTTTTGTGCCAAGGTAGATTGCTTCTCGCTCGTCTCTGAGTGCCTCGTCGATGCCAGTTCTAGCCTCTTCAAACTTGTCAATCCACTTTTTTAGCTTGGCTTGCTGTTCTGATTCCTCTTTCATGGAGAGCTTTTTATCTTTGATCTTAGTGATGATTTCACCCCCTAGCTTTTTGAGTTTGTCTAAAATTTGAACCACCTCCTAAAAATGAGCATAAGAAAAGGCACTCGGTTGAGCGCCTTGAGTTTTCCTTATTAAAATAGAGCTAGTTGTTGTCGATTGTTTTTGTATCCGAGGTAGGAGAGGATTTTTTGTTCACGTTCAGGTGAATAGAACAATTGTTCCCTAAACCACTCAAATGGTTCCCTAGTGTGCTTACTGCTATTGCACGTAAAACAAGAAGGCGTTATGTTCTGCCTCGTAAACTCCCCGCCACTAGCAACGCAGTATATATGTTCCATCGTAAGTTTTGTTTCTCTGTCGCAAAAGCAACACTTGTTATCAAAGTATAGCAAGGATTCTCCCCATTGTTCATTAGTAAACGTATGGAGGAGTTTCTTTTCCCTGGCCCTACGTCTTTGGTTTCGTATTCTGGCTGCACCTGGATGACTTTTGTGATACTCCTTATTATGCTCGGAAATAATGTCCTTATTTTTAAAGTTATATCTCCTATGGTACTCCCTGATATTATCCTTATTCTTATTTTGATAAATCTTTCTTTCTATGCCGATAGAAACTTTATTTTTTATATAGTGCAGACTTCTTCTCTTGACGACGGATTCTACATTGTTTGATTGATATATTTTTACTCTGTTTATGAAAACCTCTCTATTTTCATCATACCTTAACTTCCGCTTTACAGTATTTATTTCCCTATTGTCGTCTCTCCATTGCCCCATGTAAATGGCTACACACTCTTTGCATTGACCATGTAGGCCGTCAACGTTCTGCTTGCATATCCCGAAATTGTCACATAGTAACTCTATCCCACATTTTGAGCATATTTTGTAACCTTCCTTCGCGATAACCTTGGGTTGCGCAAAACTCTTACCATCGCACTCCCTGCACCTGTTGTGGAATCCATCCTTCGTGGTTTTTCTTACAAAAAAATACATTCTAGACAACTCTAGATCACGCTTACAACCAGGGCACGCCTTAGTCTTAATTTCACTCATAGTTATTACCTCCTTACTTATATTATACCACGATGACACCACCATTGCAACACGATGGGATTAGTGATATAATACTTTCGAGGTGATTAATAATGGCGATAAGCGAAGAGAACACAAGGACAAATATTACTATCCCAAAAGAATTAAAGAAGCAGTTAGAGGAAATAGCGAAGAATAAAAACAGGAGCTTTAATAACTTGGTTATCACAATACTAATGGATTATTTGAACGGGCTAAGTGATTAGCTCGTTCCTTTTTTTACCTACATACAGTTTGTGGCATCCTGCCAATTTTAGATAGAATATATTGACGTTCTTCCTGAGTGCGACAACGATCCAAATCCTCAATTACATCCTCTGGTAAATCCTTGTAATTATAACTGACTTCTAATTCCGTTTTATTACTGTGATGGGAAATTAATCCATATCCCGCACCATCGTACCAGTGATCGTATGAGCATTCCATAACCTTTTCGGGGTTCTTGTCATCTATCAGAAGTTGGGGTAATGTTTCAACTAACTTAGTACAGGTATTGAATATTTTAACCTTACTCGTCATCTTCTCCGTATTCTCATCAAAGTATGGCTTTAGATACTCGTGATAAACGGCTTTACGGAAGGTCCTGTCGGTTACTGCCCTTAATGAATCAGTAACACCACCTTCGATATAGAAGTCAATGATTGATTTACCTTGCGGAGTGCTAGTGCTTTTAGTAAGAGGATGAATAGAAAAGGCATCATGTCCAACTACAGTAAAGCCGATACGTTCCGAACCACTCTTTAAAACAACTTGTTTTGCTTGATCCGAGTAGCTAACTTTTGGGTCCTTAGGTTCTCTTGTGTATTCCCTGTAGATGTACACCGTTCCGCCCTCATCGACGCAAAACCAATACCAGGCGAATGAATCCGTGTAACCGTTATCTGCCGATCTCCAACGTCTCCAATGTGTAGGAATTACAAATGGTTCAATAACATGAAGTTCGTGGCTGAACTCAGGGAATGCTATGCCCTCAGAAGCCTCGAAAGCTTCTTCGGCTGTATTCGGGTACTCAGCTCGATAAGAGTTAGATAAATCCTTTTTAGTCTGCTCGTACCACTCTTCGGTTCTCCTTGGGTCAGTATCCCACGATAGAAATACCCTAGCAAAAGTATTGACACCTGCTACCGATTTTTTCCATATTTCCTCGAACAATGTCATTCTCTTTGCCGTACTCAATCCGATAATTTGACCACCAGTAGGGCGGTTCACTGTGGGATATATACTGGCATATATCTCCCTTGCCCATTGCTGAAAGGCCCACTCATCAAGGATAACTAAACTAGCAGTCAATGAACGTCCTGAATCTTGAGCTGAAGTCAGGGAATTAAATACACTGGGTTCTTTTCCGGGATGATTAATGGTGATAGTTAGGGTGGTTGCTTCCCATGTTAATCCTGCCCATTTTCCAGCAGTTTTCTTGTCCTGAATCATAGTAGGTGGTAGATATTTTAAAACGAATCCGATACGCCTTGCTAATTCCTTTGCATCTTCTTCACGCTTTGACATTGCAACAACCGCGTAACCAGGTTGATGTATTATCTTCCATACCGCATAAGACAACGCAAGCCATGTTAGACCAAGCTGTCTTGCTTTCAATACAATGTTCAATCTGTTGTTAACAAAGCTTTCTAGCGCTCCTACCTGCTTAGGCCATAAAGTAAAAGGAACTGCCAACTCATCAGCGTCCCGATCCTCAATCTTAACGAACTTCTCTATAAAGTATTGACAACTTCTCTTGCCTAGCTCAGCCTGTATCGCCACTAACGATGGCAAATCACTCTGCTTTATCTTAGGCTTAGACACAGCATCAGCCTTCTTAACTTTAACCTCTGCCATTGTCCATCACCTTTCACCATTCAAATTCTGCAAGCAATCCAACCGCTATTACACCCTGTTCATCTACACACTTCTCTCCACCCCAGAACGTACATGAAGCGCAGTTTGTTTTCTCATATGTAGGGTCAGTGGGGCTGAACATTTTGCACGATCTATTTTCAGACATAATTTTCACTCCTGAATTAGCTTGTACTTAACGTTGTTTGATACGTTTATCAGTACGTCCATTGACTCATTGCCTGTCCTTAACGGTGGACAAGGTTGGAACGTGGCAGAATCAAGGGTTTTGAAATAGAAGAAGGGGTTAGGGGGGGGGAGCAAAGGTTTCACTTATGTTCGCGAGGCTTAACCTGAAGCATTGCAGCTTGTTGGAATTCGCTTCTTGCCCATTGCGATAATATGGGGTCCAGATTTTCCCTGAATAATAAATAGAGATTTAGGGAAAGGCGTTTTCCTGCAAAAAAATAAGCAGGGTTAAGATAGAATTCCTCACTCTCAACCTCGCCTATAATTCTCTTATTCCTTTGCATCATGCCAACGTTTATCATCTTGGAAATGTATTCCTTACCACGATACGAAGATAACCCAACAAGATCAATTAACTCTTTTTCCGTATATGGCATGATCCCTGTTCTAGTTCTGTATCCCAACATGTTAGAAGTGGATACCATCAACTTTGCCAGCCTTGCAGTTTTACCTATCTCCGCATCATTCATGCGCTCAGGGAATGGAACGTCGGCAAACATCTTGGAACCACGCTTATTGTAAGGGATAAGATAACCATCTTCATTGAATCTATCAGGCATCTTTATTTCCTTTTCGCTAAAAACTTCCCCATCAGCGTTAATGTCTTTTACTAATCTTACAGCCAATATTGTCACTCCCTATCACACAAAAATGTGTATACGGCATGTCTCTCAGCACAAAAATGTGAGATTATATTTTTCCCTAAACCCTTGTGGCGCTAGGCATGAGGTCGCTTTTGTTTTCTTTTTATGCACAAGGCTTAACGTACGTATCCTACGTACCAACGCAGTTAACGAACTATCGGTATGCTCATTACATATGCTTCTCCACCTAATACCCGCTTTACTAATTCAACGGGTAGTCCAGATACTTTCGATATGTCATGGTGTAGCGTTTCCGTTGCCATTGCTTCTTCATATTTAGGGCAGATAGTATTGCCGTGTAGCTTTGCGCATCCGATATATGATGCTCTGTAACAGCTTTTACATTCATCATCTTTGACTTCTTCTGCGCCGGCATTGGAATGTTCAATCTGTTCAATATTTTTAATGTAGTCAAGGATTGTTCTCGAAGTGCTTAATGCTGTATCGAACGCTCCGGAGTTTATAGCTAGTAGTTGTAAGTTCTCAAGCACTTCTAATTGCTCTATTAATTTTGATTTAATATTCATCTTATTTCCTCTTTCTCTGTAAAAAATTTATAAAATATATTCTAGGAATAACGCTATACTAGAACCTTGCTTTTCAATGGTATGGGGGGGTAGTTGTTTTTAAGAATTAGTTATCGAGGGTTAGTGAGATATACATACAGATCGACCCTTTACCCCGACTGCCTATATGGGTATAGGGGGTACCTCGGAATCTCAAAATACCTCAACCCTCATCACCCCTAATCTACAGATCAGCACAGCAACCCGGTCCGATCAGCAGCACAGCAAGGCAGGAGCAAGAGCAGGGCGAACCAGAGACAACAGTAGAGACGGAGCAGGCAGAGCAGCCAATGCCATCCACCCAAGGAAGCAGCGGCCACTCAACAAGCCACCAACTAAAACTATATTACTATATCATAATGTTACATAATTCCGTTGTGTCACATTCGCCAAACCCCTACATCCTTACTCCTGCAACGGTTTCAGCGATTATCTAATTATCAGTGATCCCATTATCAGTTAGGATGACACTCTAATTGAGAATAGCATACATAATATGTCAGTCGGTAGGGTCAATATCGATGACATCGCCCTGTATTTGTGCCCTCTCCATTATCTCTGCTATGAGTTGTAAGTCCTCGTCTGAGTATGCAGAAACAGCCTGGATGAGCAGAGGGCCGCCGTTAGGACCAGATACCTCTATGTTTTGCGTATCTCTCCATTTAGCAGGTTGTCTGTTCTTTAACCAAAAAATGGCAGAAGTAGCGTCAGGAGGATAATGCTTAGTTGTTGGCACAATGACAGACTCGCCATCATGTATGAAGATTTTGTCCTCAGGATGGCTGTATCCAGACGCTCTATGATACAGTTTAGAAGCTATTTCAGCATCAGCAATCTCCTTGCCATTTTTAATGGACTCGAAAAACTCTGGATGCTCTATCTTCCAATTGTTTACAGTCGAAACGTCTACATCTAATATCCGGGCCAAATCATCATCAGTGGCACCTAATAAACATATATTCCGGGCCATCTCTACATATTTAGGATCATACTTAGAAGGCCTACCTCCTGCATGTTTTACTCTCTCTGTTATCATCAGCTAACTACCTCCTTATAACTACTCCCCACAAGCCCTACAATCAATCCTAAGCCCACTACTAACCAATCCAATACTTCCATACTCAATAACTTAATAGCACTCTTAAAACATTGCTTCTATAAAGCAACGCAAAACAAAATAAACTTAACAATATTTGATAAATGCACTTGCATAATTCAATTAGCTATGTTATTGTTATCCTATCGAACAAAAACAAATGAGGGGGAAACAATAATGCAAAAACGTACTGAATACCTAGCCGAGCAAAAAGCAGAACTTGAGGCTGAAGGAATGGGAGACTTATTCACAGTCTCAATGCAGGAAGAACTATCCAACGAATACTATGAAACATTCTCCACTTTAGTAAAAGCAAGTTACTTTAAGGATCTTATCGTACCTACTGAAGTTTATAAAGATCTTACGCCAGGTCAACAATTCCACTTCAGTAAACACTTCAATATGTCCTTTCGCGGAAACATAGTCAGCTAATAAGCAAACCGAGCTAGGCGGTCAATCCTAGTGTAAAAGGAGGTAGTAACCGTGTTGATTTCAAATTGCCCGCATAGAGAAGGTTGCGAAACTATAATTCACCTGTGCCTAGAGTGTGTATATCAAAAAGATAATGAGTGTAGCGAGGAGTATCTAGTACAGGGATGGTGCTATACTTTTAAGGAGGAATCAAATAGTTAATGACCAGTGGTGGTAAACGAACCGGAGCCGGACGAAAACCCATCGCAGAAAAAGCAACCAACCGCACAATCCGCATGACCGACGCAGAATGGTCCACCATACGCCAACTAGCCACAGCATCAGGGCAAACAATCAGCGATTACATCCGCACTAAGGCCACTAAATAGTGGTCTTTCCTTTACCTAATCCCACCAATTAACATTGCAGTTGCAACGCTAATCACTAAGCTCAAGCCATCCTAAAATAAACTTGAAAAAGTAGTTGACAATCAAAACATGATTATGTTACAATAAATCAAGATCAAATAAAGGGAGGTTGCAACATGAAAATAGCACTTTTGCATAACCACTTTAACGAGGAGCATCTCGACGAAGTTAAGTCCCGAATGCTAAATATGGGATCTCCAACTATCCATATTGTGTGGATGGAGTGCTTCGGACATTATGCAGCACTAGAGGGATGCCACAGACTTCGATCCGCATACGATTTAGGCATAGATCCTACATTCGCCGAAGTAGAGTATAGCGATGAAATGTGTTCCTCCGTTCTAGGGTACGACGAAAATGAAGAGAACCACCCCATTAGCGAGGTGTGCGACGAAAGTTATAAAAAGGTAATATTGGAGTTTTAGGGAGGACCAATCATGATTAAGCCATACTGCACCCAAAACGATGGAAAATGCCAATCTTGCAGTCTAGTTAACTACAATAGAGACTGCCAAAACAATCCCCTACACGGTGGTCATAGACCAGGGGCCGGAAGAAAGCCAACTGGCAGAAAACGTCAAACCCTTTCCGTTACCGACGATGAGTATATAAAGATCAAAAAGCTAATAGACGCCGAACGGAAGGCTATTGATTAAATGCTACTACCTAAACTTTGTGAGCAATGCGGATTATTATTTTCTGGTTGGCCAAAAACTAAATATTGTCCAGTTTGCCGTAAGGTAAAGCAGGGGGAACGGAATCTAGGTAGCATAACCTGTAAGCGATGTAAAATATTATTCCTAGGAGGACCAAATGCTCTTTACTGTCCATCCTGTAGGACAATTAAGCAATCTGAACGGAGTAAGGGCTATTACCTTGATAGGCGTTCAGGCACCTCACGGTCCATTGGTAGTACGGGAATATGTGTTGCTTGTGGTAAAAATTACATTATAAAATCCGGCCATCAAAGGTACTGCGCTGAATGCTCTCCGTGTCAAGGAAATCCAACCGGACGTACTCGCCGATCATTTCAACTCACTGACACCGAGTACGCAAAGCTAAAAGAGCTACTGGACCAACTGAGGATTACTGAACCTAACGAAGAAAACGAAAGAAGGAATTAAGATGAAAAACACAATTTTTGCCACTGAAGTAAAAGGAGACAAAACGGTCGTTATCTCAGATCAGATCGAAGAATTGACCAAGTCTAGCGACAAGGGTCAGTATGACCAACTGATCGGATACCTCGCAGCCTGTTATGAATTGCATTTATTCACAAAGGAAGAAGCTCAATCATTTGAACTTCAAGCTACTAAGGCTATGGGTTACGAGGAAAAATGGTCACTATCCACTCACTCCATGTTTTTGGAATATCAGGAATCCCACCAGCCCAAGTTGGTAGTAGATGGAGTGGTAATAGGATAACTAACTAAAGCCAAACCGGGCTATATCGGCGTAAGGAGGATAACACATGACGAACTACAAACTCGTAATGGAGATCATATCCCTAGCTGTCCTGATCAACGAAAATACAGAACTATGCACATTCGTTGACTTCTCCGGCCATGTCAAAACGATTGGAGTCAGGGTTTACCCATCGAATTCAGAGGAACACACTAAGAACATAAGCAAACTGTATTCTGGTGATGCCCACTATAACGACGAATCTTGGATGAAGGAGGGCAAATCCTTAACCCAACTACAGGCAATGAAAGAAGTTTTAAAAGGCTACCTGTTCAACGTCTCGGAGTCCTAGAAATAGGGCTTCATCTTTTTATTCCGGCGCAATCCAAACCCCTCTATTTTGCCTCATCGCCCTATCGACAGCGCTAAACCTCTTACTATCCGCAAAATCAACAAACCTAACGCAATTCTTAGGAGGCTTATCCCTCTGCCAACATGTCTTCCGCCGTGTACATAATTTACAATTCAAGGTAATCACCTCAAGAAATTAGAAAAGACGCTCCGAGTCACATTGTAGGCCGAGAGCGTCTTTATTTATGATATTGTCATTATGCGATATTATCATTTTATCAGATTACTATACCCTTAACTTATAATATTGTAATAATAAAACAGTAACTATGCTACTTCCTGCAATATAGATACCTCTGAAGCAACGGACCTAGTATCTCCCACAACACTTCCAATGCCTCTTTATTGATCTTTCCAAGCATTCCAGCCGTAATATATACCCTGCCAACATTATGACGCTCATTAAAGATAATCTCAATATTTCTCCATGTCTCGGATTCGAAATACTTCGACTCAATGATAGTCCTTTGCTCCCTAGTCAACGCCCTCAATGCCTCGTCAATCTGTTCTATTTCTACTGTTTTGTAGCGCACCTTTGATTTGTCTTCGTCAATCCATTCCTGCACCAACTCGGCAGTAACTTCCCTTTGTGCTGCAATGCGTTCCGTTGGTGACGTTGTGGTAGTCGCATGAGGCATTCCCTCCACCCGACTAACGCTATTCTCAAACATCCATAGCTCCCCACTTTTTAAAGCATCCTGCCATACTGTTATTCTCTGTGATGCTGTAGTGATTTCTGCTTTGTGTTTTTTGTAGAGCTTCAAGCGTTCTTCGAGAATGTTTTGACTTTCTTTTATCATGGCCAAGGTCAGCCCTCCTATAGTCCTAATCCCCAACGCAAAAACTTCAGTTTTACATACCACCCCAACGCGATAAGCCCAATCAAGAAAGCGATTCCCAATACCACAGCTACACCTGCTACAATATTTTCTAATCCCTTTTTCATCTTTTACTTCCCCCTTTATTTACCCATATACCCCAAGCAAAATATCCCCTTGTTCCTTACCTTCAATGGGCAAGATTTGTTAACACATGTTTCGCAACTCCAAACTATCATCTAAACCCTCCTATCAAGGTATCTTTATTCCCAATGCCACAGCAGTTGCC